ATTGAACGTATGCCAAATAAAAAACGAGAAAAGTGTCTTTTTGGGATAGTCAAGAGAGAAATGTCAGAAGGCAGGACTTGGCGCCGGCAGATACTTAAGATATGCTTGACCGATAACAAAAAAAGAAGAGAGGTTGGAGAAGCGATAAGAAGTGGCAGGGTCTACAATCATAATGACATATAAAATAAAGAGGAGATAAGATGGTTTATGAAAAATTATTCGGTTGGGATTGCATGTTGGAACGCGGAGACAAAATTAGGCGCAATACATGGGAAGAACTCAGGAGTAAACATCCTAAGAGCTATCGCCAGGCAATGGAGAATCTTGGTAGAGTGAAAAGAAAAAAAGAATTATTGTTCGCTTTTAATTTAGCGGATGGTGACCTTGTGCTGTGTGGTTGTGTTAAGGATATATGTGTTAATGGAGAATTTTAGAAGGCTGAAGAATAGATTTGCTATAAGAGGCTAAATGAATTAGTTTGAGTTTAAGCCTTAGAGGAGATAAGGATGAAGATAGCATTATATTGTAGGGTATCAAAGAACGATGAATCACAGGATCCAGTTAATCAGCTTATGCCATTAAGAGATTATGTAAAGGCTCTTGGGGGAGAAATTACGCATGAGTATATTGATATAGGTTCTGGAAGCAATGGTGACCGGAAAGAATTTATTAGGATGCTTAATGATGCAGATAAAAGAAAATTTGACCTATTATTGATCTGGTCGCTTGATAGATTAAGTAGGGAAGGCATATCGAATACTCTTGGTTACATTGAGCGCCTTAGGAAGAGCGGGGTTACTCTAAAATCTCTGCAGGAATCATGGGTTGATACGAATGATGGACCCGGGGAGGTGATGATTGCGGTTCTTGCCTGGGTAGCAAAACAAGAACGGAAAAGGATCGTAGAGCGCACTAAAGCAGGCCTTGAGCGTGCAAGAAAAGAAGGCAAAAGATTGGGTAGACCAGAAGGCAAGAAGGATAGTAAACCAAGGAGAAAGTCCGGGTATCTTTTGAGGTATCATAAGGAAGAATGAAGTGATATAATATAAACAAAGACGAGATTACGAAGAAGACGAGAGGAAGAAGTTTTATGGTTAAATTAAGCGATGCACATAAAGAACAAATTCGCAATATGCAGAGTGACGGGAAGAGTGACAGAGATATAATCTCATTCTTCAAAAGCGTCTATCGTAAAAAACTTACCTCTGCTGAAATTTCTAAGCAGAGTATCCTCGGTATAGAAGAAGTTAAATCTGCAGCCGAAATAAATAATTACGCGGTAGTCAAACCTTATGGTAGAAAGTATAACGGTAAACTTGAGAATATACCCATTTCCTTAACGCCAAGAGTATTTTGGCGTATTAACATCTTTTATACAAAAGCAGAGAATAAAAAGATCATTTCATTCTTGACCAAAGAAAAAGGAATTACAAAGAAAGAACAAGAATCTGCTTTAAATGAAATCACGGAGTATATCTCACGAGCAATTAGTTGGTTAGGTTCAGCTGATATAACCCCAATAAAGAGGAATCGAAAAAGTAGCAATAATTCTAAGGTTGAAGAAGCTAAAAAAATAGAGGAAATATTGCAACGGCTAAATAGAATACCAGAGACAGAACGGATTAAGATTAACAAACGCATTGCTCCTTCGACAGTAGAAATTGAAATCGTTAGGAATCGACTAATACTTCAAAGGCTTAAAGCATCAAAGTGCGGTAAAAGAGACTTGTCTCTGGAGGAGCTGGTAAGTAATTTAGTTGCTGTTTGGATAAAGTATACTAAGAAGATTCCTGGCCGTATTAACAGGAGGAAGGATGGAAAGGTGAGATCTATCCCCAGCCCTTGTTTTGAATTTATTGAGTATACTATTGCATGCGCTTTGACTCATGCAAACCGAAATCGCTTAAATAAACTTCGTTTTAAAGCACAGCTTACCAATACCTTCAGAAATGCTATCTCACGCTACGTTTATCTATCCTCTTTTTCCTTGGAGTAAAATTCCTCGAAATAACCTTAAATTCGCCGAAATCGCCATACCTTGACCAAGTAAAACATATCCTTTAAACTCATAGTCGTAATGATTGAGAGATCAAAACGACTTATTTTTTTGCTTACAAATTGCGAATTGGAGATGGGCAGATGAAGATAAATAAAAAATTACGGATAAAGGGTAAGAGGAATATAGAAAACATCGTAGCAATGATAAGTCTTTATGGTCTAACTAAAGACGATCTCGCTAACAGGCAAAAATTGGATGAAGCGTGCATCCGATTAAATGCTGATTTAGCGCTTATTAAGTTAAAAAAGAGAAGAGGAAATTAAGTTATGTGTGTAGGAGCAGTAATGCCAGTTATGGCAGTAGTAGCTACCGTCGCGTCTGGCGGAGTAAGCGTGTATGGACAGTATCAGGAAGGGCAATCCAAGAATAAATACTACCAATATTTAGCTGATCAAAATGAACGTCAGGCTTCTGATATAGAAAAAACAGCAGAGAATCAGGTAACTCTTATACAGGATAAGGCGGCCAGGGATGCCAAAGACCTCAAGAATTCAACAGCAAAAATAGCAGGAACACAAAAAGCTACTATGGCCGCAATGGGGATATCCGGAGTAACCGCGGAAGATATCATAACAGATACCTTCAATAAGGCAAAGCTTGATGCCGCTAATTTACGCTATAACGCCGATATAGAGTCATGGAGTACAAATAAGGAGGCCTCAGAACAGGCAAGCGCACTTCGTTCTCAGAGCGCTTCGTTTAGGTTTGCAGGCAAAGAAGCTAAACGCGCTGCAGGAATAAATATGACCTCAACATTATTAGGTACAGCTGGATCCATATTAGGTTCAGACTTATTTAAAACTAATGGCTTAGGTTATAAAAATACGGGCCAGAAAATAAGTTATGGTGGAAAGAATTACAAGGTAACTACACCTACTGACTATAGCAAAGTTTTACAGTGGAATCCGGGTAAATTATCTTAGGAGAAGAATATGGGTATTCGTGTGCCAGAATATACAAGAAAAGTAGAAACAGTGGTTCCTAATCTTTCTGCCCCCAGAATGTTACGTCCTCCAGAAGAGGCATTTGGCGTGGATTCAGCGAGAGCTTTACAAAATTTGGGGAACGTTGGGCAGAAAATAGCCGGTCTTATGGTTCAAAGGGCTCAAGAACGCCAGAAAGAATTGATGGTGAGGGATAATCTTAATAAGGATACTGCGTTTGGCCAAATAATGCTGGATTGTCAATATAGCAATGATTTAGATGATAACGGCATGCCTAAGGGTTTACTAAATCGGAAATTAGAACAAGCGCATGGAATAACCCAGGAATTCAATCAGACATATTCTAAGCTTAGAAAGCAACTTCTCGATAGTGTCCCAGATGTTGAGCAACAAAATACCCTTGCCAGGATGTTTGATGTGAGGTTTGAAACTATCCAAAACAGAGTAGCGAATCATGAGCGTCAGCAGATTGATGAGAGTATTAGGTTGTCCCACGGATCCAGTCTAACTCTTCAAGCAAACGAAGCCGCGCAAATTCAAGATAGCCCATCGTTATCGGCAGCAATAGATAAAGCCGTTGCCACTCAGGAAAATCTTAATCAGTTTATGGGGTATGATCCAGAAACCGCAAAGGTAAAAAACGGCGAAGCAGCAATCAGAATAGTAAAATCCGCAGTCTTATCTGCGCAGGATAATGCTGGGTTACTTCCAGCTCAGAAGCTTCTGAATGATGTTAAGGATAAGATCCCCCAATCTCAATTTGATGATTTAAGTAAAGAGATAGAAATAAACGCAAGACAGATCAGTAAACAGGAGAGATTTAAACAGATGGTTGCTCAAGATAATACTGAGTCAGGTTTGATAGATAAGTATTTTAAAGGTGAACTTACCAGAGATGAAGTTAATCAGCTGCATCTAAATAAACAAATATCCGATGGTTTTGCCAAAACAATGATGAATAATCTAAACAGCTTAGAAAGAATAAATGCAAAAACTAATTCTAAGACTTTTAATAAGATTGCTGAGGATATGTTGGATAGCTCAAATAAACCGGAAGATATCAGAAATAACCTTTTGGCTAAAAATGCAGTAGGTGAATTAAGTGATGCGGATTTTCAAATTTTGTATACTTTCAATCAAAGTATAACTAAAGAAACAGTTGATAAGGCGATGCCTAAACGCACTTGGCTGCAACGTTTATTCAATAATGGTAAAGATAAAGGATTGCGTCAAGAGGTTATCACTCAAATGTTTAAAGAATATGCACAGCGAATATCCCAAGGAGATGATCCCGCCAAAGCCGTAAGCGAAATTATCTCTACTCATCTGGATAATCATTTAGCAGAAGAAGCTAAAAAACCAAATAGACAATATGCTATCAATCCCGAAACGAAACAGAAGATTTATTCAGAGGATGGCGGTTTAACTTGGCGCGACGATAGAACTAATAAGGTGGTTAAATAATGCCTTTACCTGGTGGATTTGTAGAAGAAAGTCAAATAGTAACTACACCGGCAGGGCTTCAACCTGAAGCTATAGATAACTCTTTGCCTTCTGGTTTTGTGCAAGAGGATAAGGTCGTTTCCGAAATAAGACAAGCCCCACCTAAGGGAGTATTTGATAAGGTGATAGATTTCTTCAGAGATCCAGAAGCGGAAGTTGCTAAGTCGCAGAATATTTACGCATTATCGCAGGTGACTGGTTTACCTTTACGCGAGGTCAATAAGAATTATGAGATTATGCGCCGTTCCTCAAAAGTTACTGGTATTACTCCTGATTTAGATGCAAAAGAATATATGCAGGTAATTATGCTTCCTTTGGTTGTATATGGAGCAGTAACAAACCCAATAGGAACAGCCGCTGGACTAATTGCTTATGGAGCATTAGATAAGGCAATTCCTACTGATAAGTTGATAAATAATCTAAAGGAAAAAGGAATAAATGATGATGTAACCTCAACCTTAGAATTAGCCGATTTTATCGGTAAGGCCATGATTGTGGGTGGTGTATTTAATAAAGCCCCCAAATTGGCCGAAGGGTTTTTGAAGCAAAAAATTACTGAATACAAGATGCCGGAAACTATAAACTTATCTGCCGAGCAAGTAAGAGATATATATCAAACAGGTAGGTTAACTACTCCTGAGCAGCAATCTCTATTCGGTAGTTTGGGATTAAATAGTTATGATACACGTGCGGCCTTAGAACACGGGATAAATATCAATATGCCGGCAGAAAGGATTGTTACATTAACGGATAAGCCTTATTGGGCTAAAGTTAAGGATATTTTTGGGGGCAAGCCCGCTATTGAAACAAAAGTAGATATAGCGGGAAAACCCATCCAAGCCCCAGCGGGTTTGATTGAAGGCAAAGTTGAAGCGCCTATACCTGCCATAAAGCCACCTGATTTATCCACCGAGCAGGGCAAAATAGATTTTATGGCCCAGAAGATTAATGAACATAAAGCTCTTTCTACTGAAGAAATCTATAACCGCGCAGAGGCATTAAGTAGGAATATGGAAAATTGGACGGAAGAACAGGGATTAGAAGCTGAGGTTCTTAACAGAGAGTTAAACCGGCGTGAAGCTAAAGAGCCAATAAAAATATCCGATGAAGAAGTAAGTAAACTTACCGACAAGCTTTCTGCGAAGTTTGATGCTACTCTTACCGGAGATCAAAAAAACAACCTGGAGGATCTCTCCAGAGAGATGCTTGTACAGGAGAAAGTATCAGGAGAAAAAGTAGATAAGAGATATAAAGAGGCAGCGTTAAAGGCGATAAAAGAAAAAAACATCATTACGGGAAAACCGCCGATAGAACCTCCAAAAGTCATAGCAGGGCAACCGCAACAACCCTCTGGTGATCCCGTCCAGAAAGTTATCTCTGTACTTAAGGAAGCTAAATCGGTAAGAGGAACGCAGGAAACTCTCTATGCTAAAGCCCGCGCTCAGAAGTTCGCCAAGATGCTGGCAGTAGGGGAAAAGGTAAGAGGAGAAAAAGGTTATTATGCACAATTAGGAGCGTTGAAGGGTGAGTTGCCTAAAGTCGAATTTGAGGCGATCCGCAATAAGCTTACTCAAAAAGACATAGATATTCTTTTTAATATGGTTAAGGATAGCCCAAAAATAGGCGAATGGGATAAATTATCAGCCAGGGAAGGCCTTGGAAAGTTATTCGGAGAATATGGCGGCAAGGTCCCTACGGAGAACGAAGTATCTTTGCTTAATAAAGTATTCGGTGAGGAATTTACAAAAGCTATTTTAGAAAAGAAACCCTTATTTGAGAAAGTAAAATATGTTTTGAATCAGACAATAAACATTCCTAAATCCATCATGGCTTCTTATGATTTATCTGCTCCGTTTAGACAGGGGATATTCCTCATTGGAAAACCTAAACAATTCTGGGGTTCATTTAAGCGCATGTTTGGGGCTTTTAAGAGTGAAGTCGCGTTTAACGCAATTCAAGACGCAATCATTAAAGACCCTGATTTTCAATTAGCCCGCGACAGCAAACTTTCTCTTACGGACATGGATGTTTTACTCGGCGAAAGAGAAGAGGCATTTTTATCGAGTTGGGCTGAAAAAATACCTCTTGCCGGGATAGGTATAAAGGCTTCTAATCGGGCCTATGTAGGTTTTCTTAATAAATTAAGATTTGATGTCTTTAAGGATTTAGTAGATAAGGCAGAATTATCCGGACTCAAAGCACGAGAGAATAGGGATCTATCAATGGCGATAGCAGATTTTGTTAATAACGCTACCGGCAGAGGAACGCTTCCGGGTGGGTTACAAAAGGCAGCAGTAACGCTTAATTCTTTTTTCTTCTCTCCGCGGCTCGTTATGTCAAGGATAAACCTCCTTAATCCTGTTTATTATATCAAACAGGACCCTTTTGTCAGAAAAGAAGCCTTAAAATCTCTATTGGCTTTTTTAGGATTCGGGGTAACCGTTTTGACTTTGTCAAAGATGGCAGGATCAGAAACTGGCACAGATCCCAAGAGTTCAGATTTTGGCAAGATAAAGATAGGTAATACTCGCATCGATGTCTGGGGTGGTTTTCAGCAATTATCTGTAATGGCATCCCGGATTATAACTGGTAAGATTGTCAGTTCTACAACAGGCAAGGAGATGACTTTAGGCGAAGGCTATAAGCCAATGACGAGGGCTGATATTATTCAGCATTTTATCGAATCAAAAGAATCTCCGGTAGCCTCATTCATTACTTCTTTATTAAAGGGTCAGGACGCAACCGGCCAAAAGATAGATATACCAAAAGAGATAGGACAAAGATTCGTTCCAATGGTTATTCAAGATATATACGATATTTTACAGGAAGCGCCCGGATTATTGCCAGTTTCTTTATTGGGAATATTTGGAGTGGGGATTCAGACTTATAAACAAGGAACTTATCGGTAAACAGGTGGCGGTAGCTTTATTATATGCTGGAGTAGCCAAATGATACCCAAAATTAAAGCAAGCTTAACCAGAAATTCTTTAGACCAGATTTTTTGTAGCAGAAGCCTTATTTTCATTACGTTTTTAATATAGCAGAGATTCTTAATTATTACAATAAAGAAAATGAGTAGAGCCAAAGGAAAAATAAGAAAATCTAACCCAGTGATTAAGAAAGTTCGCATATACTGCCCGGGCAAGATTTCTGCACTTGAGCGAACTAAGCTTCGTGCACAAAATTTGCTTAATAAAGTAATTCCTTTTGAAACTTGGTGTACAACTGAACCAAGAGGCAAATTTGAAAAAGAAGCATATTGGATAGTAGTGAGAGGGCTTGAACGGATAGCCAAAGAAGGGGAAGAAACATGTCTGGTAGGCAACTAACCGCGCGTCAAAAAAAGTTTGTTGATTTATACGATGGTAACGCTACTAAGGCAGCTATTAAGGCTGGATATTCAAAGAAAACAGCTTATTCAATAGGTCAGGAGAACCTGAAGAAACCTGAAGTCATAAAAGCTCTACAGGAGCGCGAAAAAAAGGAAACAGGTCCCTTAATAGCCGACAGAATAGAGCGGCAGCAATTTTGGACTTCCGTATTAAGAGGCAAGATAGGAAAGGTTAGGAAAGTTAAGATGAATGACAGACTGAAAGCTTCAGAATTATTGGGGAAGAGCGAAGCTGATTTTACAGAAAAGATTTCGCATGAAGGTTTAGATAACCTGGCTGAAGAACTCAAAGCAGCTCGTTTAAGGAGCGGCCAAACTCAGCCATGCCAGACATCGCAGTCCAAGAAGAAATAAAATTAGAGAATCAGTATTAATAAGAGAAGCGCGACAGAGAGAAATAAGATGAAGAAAAACACACCTATAAATATTCATAAAGTTTTTAAGTCGGTAAGCATCCAGCTAACCGCAACGCTTCTTACAGATATCCCTGAGGCTACCTTCGCCGGCCTTGAAAATGACCCCTTAGAAAAAGACAAAAAAGTAATCTTAATCTCTTATCCTGAATCAGCGGATTCCGAGATTAATAAGATACTTGATGAATTTGATAGGAAGGTTTTATCCGTAAATCTCTTTTACTACAACCGGAATCTTAATTACCTGCGGGATAGATTATTCAGCAGAAGGACGGGAAGATGACGGAACGCGCTCAGGTCGATCATATTACCGGCGGATATATTTTATTAGCCAGGAGACTATTGGACAGCAACGTAATGATGGGGGCGCCAATCTTACTGAAGATTTGGGTATGGTTTTTACTTAAAGCCAACCATCTGCCTTATAAAAACATAGAAAGAGGACAGGTTTTTACTACTATTGAAGAAATGCGGGAAGCTTGTGCTTATCAGATAGGCTACCGATTGGTAAAACCAAGTAAAGACCAGATACGAAGCGCGTACGAAGCCCTTACGAAGACCAGTATGATTACCACAACGAAGACCACACGAGGTTTAATCATAACTATCTGCAATTATGACTATTATCAAAATCCCAAGAATTACGAAACCCACAACGAAAAAGCTACGAAGACTTTACGAAGCCAATCTACCCCCCACACTATATACAAGAATGTAAAGAATGATAAGAATAACAATAAAGATAAGCAGCTTTTCCTTGAATTTGTTTATTTAACTGATGATGAATACGGAAAGCTCTTAGATAAGTTTGGAGAGCAAGGAGTTAAAGACCGGATTGAGAAGCTTAATAACTATATAGGCTCCAAAGGAACTAAATATAAATCGCATTACCATACTATCCTTACCTGGGCTAATAGGGATAAAGAAAAATATTTTAGTGCTTCGCCACAGAAGGTCTCTACGCCGATCAGTTCCTCTTTGGATATAGATAAATTTTGTTCAGAAAAACTTGGTAAGATCGCCACAAAAGATATGATCAAGGCTGTGCTGCAGGAGATCCCGCAAGAGCTTTGGTGGAAGGTAGATAAATTTCTACAAAAACGGTACCCGGGTGGAGGCAACGGCTTTATTGAGGCAGAACGTGAGGTTATTGTTGAGGCCCGGGAGAATAGAAATAATTTCACGAAATTAGTCCAGGGGGTAAGCAAATGATTAGCAAACAATCCTCCCCTTTGAAAGTAGGTATTTTAGAGAGGGGAAATAGTTAAAAACGAATTGCAAAAAAACGACCGATTGTTTGGTAGCTATGGGAAAGATCAAAGGACAATTAGAATATAAAAAGTTTGAAGAGGGCAAGTCGCTAACCCGGAAAGAAGCGGTCTTGGCGCAATGCTATATTTGCAATGGCCTGGATGAAGGCGGAGAAGATTGTTTAGGCGGTAAGAACTGCCCTTTATACGCCTTTTTCCCTTACAGGGGTAAAAAGATACGCCCAAGACAAGATAGCCGGAGTTTTGCCTCTGAAAGTGGCAGTTCTATGGCTTCTCAAGGTAAATAAATGGCGAGGGCCGGGGAGTTAGTGTCCTAAACGGACAGGGAAGTAAAATATGATTAAGGAAGCGACAATAACAGCGCGGGGATGGGATGCTTTAGAGATAAAGCTCAAAGCCCGTGGTTTGTCTGGTCCGGAAATACAGGAGGCCCGGAAGTCTTTCCAAGAGGGAATAGAAACTTTATGCAAAATGTTTTTATTAAGCTGTCCGGCTGGTGATAAATCCGTTGTCTAAGAGTACATATTATTATATACTAACGTAGAGGTGAATATGAGGATAGGCGAACTTCTTATAGATAAAATTATTGCTCCTTTGGTAGTAGCATCATTGACGCCTATAACAATTAGTATTATCTCTAAAATTAACACAGGAGATTGGGCGAAGTTGTTTAGTCTTATACCAAAAATATTCTGGGTTATCTTTGGCATAAGTATTCTTGCGTGGATTGTTATAATCGTTATTCATAAAAGAGTAAAGCGATTGCAGGAATTAGACAGCGGTCCCGGAGTTTTTGTAATATCTCAGCCTATTTACGGATGGGTTATAATTGCAAAGTTTAATTACGCGGGTTTAATATGGAAAGTCCGTGCGCCTGCCCCATCTCCCCTACAATCGTTTGATTCTTCAAGTATCTCTTCAACAGATATTGAAATAGAAACACCGCCTCGATGTCCAAAGTGCGAGACAGAAATTGAACAAGAGCATAGTTTTTGGGGAGGTTATATTTGGAAATGTGTAAGGTGTGAGTTTAAAAAGAAAAATTGGGATAGTTATTACCGAGAACAAGAACGCGCTGAAAAAATAGCGAGGCGCGAATGGGAGAAACAAAGACAGTGAGAGTCGCATTATATACCAGAGTAAGCACGGAGGATCAGGCGCGGGAAGGTTTCTCGCTTGAGGTGCAGAGAACCTATCTTCTGCAATATGCGAAAAATTTCGGCTGGGAAGTTTTTTGCAGTTTATCCGGCCAGGATATTTATATGGATGATGGCTATTCCGGTGGTAATATGGACCGGCCGGCGTTGCAAAGACTTTTATTTGATGCGCGCAATAAGCAGTTTGATCTGGTATTGGTATATAAGCAGGATCGTTTAAGCCGGAAACTTAAAGACCTTCTGGCGTTGCTTGAGGAGTTTGATAATCTGGGTATCGGTTACAAATCAGCTACAGAACCATTTGATACCACGTCCAGCGCGGGGAAAATGGCAATACAAATGCTCGGCAGCTGTGCGGAGTTTGAGCGTAATCGGTTGGTTGAGCGCGTCTTTCCCGGGATGGTGGTCGGAGTTAATAAAGGACACTGGCAGGGCGCACGCTATGCGCCGTATGGATATCGCTATAACAAAGAGATTAAGAAACTGGAGCTCTATCCGGAAGAAGCAAAGATTGTAAAAGAGATTTACGCCATGTATCTTAGTGGCAAGAGCACTTCACAAATTGCCGGGCATTATTACGCTCTTGGAATTCCTTCAAGACAAGGAGGTAAATTTTATAATAAGTTTATCTCTAACATCCTGCAAAGTAAGGCTTACTTAGGAATTTTGGTATGGAATAAGCGGCATTACGATACAAAAGCAAAAACTAAAAATGGAGAGGGCAAGGGATATCGTTATGTTAATAACGATTTGTCTAAGATAATAGAGGTGCCTAATACCCACGAAGCAATCATCACTCAAAAAGAATTTGATGAGGTTGCCAGGCTCCTTAAGCGTAATCGAACCAACAGCGTAGTTAGATTTAGAAATAACGTCTATCATTTATCCGGCATTTTGAAATGCAATGAGTGCGGAGGTAATTACCGCGGGATGACCGCGACTGTTAACCACCGGACTAAGGACCGGCGGCCGTGGTATCGATGCTCTTCCAGAGGAATACCGTATATTAAGTGTGGCAACAAATCAGTTACGGCAGACGCTATTAACAGGCAGGTATGGGATATTGTGGATGTGGTAGCGCGGAATCTGCACGTCCTGGAGGCACTCGGGGATATGATTAAGCTGAGCGCCTCTGAACCTGAGCAGCTCTATGTTGAGCAGCTGGAAGAGAAAGGAGCTCTCCTGCATAGAAACCTTGAGAAGCAGAAGGGGCTGTATGAGGTGTTTGCCTCTGATTCTATCAATCTTGAAATTTATAAAGACCGGGC